GAAGTGTTGTGCCTAGAAGGGCTAGAAGACGCCTGTATAGGGTATCAAGTAGTTCTTAAAGGCAACGCGCCTGTGTTGGTGTACGACTACGCCAAAACAATCGAAGTTTTACGCGCTAGCGGCTACGCGGACGACGATATTCAAGAGTTTGTGGAGCAGGTAACACAGGTTGACTACATCAACCCACCAATTTTCGTCAATTTTAATGACGAGATGACCAACTACATCGCGGGGGGTGACAGACATTACTTCGACGACGACGAGATCAATAACCACACCCTCCACTGAACAAATGTCAAAGACCGAGTTTGACTCCCACATGCCGTACATGGGGCTGCAAATCGGGGTCCTTAGCGTTCAGCAGGAGAAACTTGTCCAGTTTATCTGTAGTGGGATGTCTATTGCCGCTGCAGGACGAGCTGCTGGTTACGCGTCACCTGCCAATGCCTACGTTGCCGCCAAAGTAGAGGCGGTGGCACGCGCCATTCAGTATTTCCGTGAGCAGATGCACGAGGAAGTGAAATTTGGCATTCAACAAGCACACTCGATGTATATGAATGCCTACGTGTCCTCTGCCAACGCGACAGAGATGAAGAATACGGTAGACAGTATGGTGCGTCTGCATGGTCTGGCGAAAGAATCTCAGAATCAGCAGGTGAACATACAGATTAACGGTGCCAAGCAGCTCGAACGACTGAGTGACGACGAGTTGTTGAAGCTGGCTGGTAAAGGGACGCAGTACCTAGAGCCTCAGACACATGACGGATGAAGCGCCTAAGAGCACATGCGAACGGTGTAAGAAGTCAGTTCCGTCTACTCTTATGGGCGCGGACAACTGGTGTGTGTACTGCCAAGCAGACCGGCAGGACTCCCTGCCCTCGCCAAAAGACCCCAGTACTGATGTCCCCCTGCCAAAAACCCCTGAAGAGATGGCCCGTGAAGAGTTGGCCATGCGTATCCTCACGCGTAAGCGGATGCTGCCCTTCGTCGAGCGGTTCAATCCAGATTACCAAGCGGGTTGGGTGCACAAGGACATTTGCCAACGGTTAGAGAAGTTCTCGCAGGATGTAGTTGATAAGAAGTCGCCACGGTTGATGTTGTTCATGCCCCCTCGGCACGGGAAATCGACACTTGCCTCGGTGGCATTCCCCGCTTGGCACTTGGGACGTAACCCTGAACACGAGTTCATTAGCTGCTCATACTCAGGCTCCCTCGCGATGGGGTTCTCAAGAAAGGTGCGTAACCTGCTGCGCGAGCCGTCGTACAAGAGTGCCTTCAAAACACGCCTAGATCCTGACTCTCAAAGTGCTGAAGCGTGGCTCACCACTGGTGGCGGCGGCTTTGTTGCTGCAGGTGTTGGTGGCGGTATCACGGGTAAAGGGGCACACATACTAGTTATCGATGACCCCGTAAAAAACCGTGAAGACGCTGAGTCTCAGAATAATAGAGAGGCTAACTGGGATTGGTATACGTCAACGGCGTACACCCGTCTGGCTCCTGGCGGCGGGGTTCTGGTCATTCTCACTCGTTGGCACGACGACGATCTTGCGGGGCGCCTACTAAAAATGGCGACCGAAGGCGGTGACGATTGGGAAGTGGTTCGTTATCCCGCTATCGCTGAGGAAGACGAGAAGTACCGAAAGGTCGGCGAGCCGTTACACCTAGATAGATATGACGCCGCGTCACTTAACCGTATACGAAAAGCAGTTGGCCCTCGAGATTGGTCCGCGTTGTATCAGCAGAATCCTGTGGCGGACGAGGGTGATTACTTTACTCGCAGCATGATTAAGTACTACGACCCCGAGGATATCGACGAAGACCGCATGAAGTACTACGCCGCATGGGACTTAGCCATCGGTAAAAACGACAGGAACGACTACTCGGTTGGGATGGTCATCGGCGTCGACGAACACGACAAGTTGTACGTCATGGACATTGTCCGTGGGCGGTTTGACGGGTTTGAGATTGTAGAGAAGATTTTAGATTTATATGTCGAGTGGAAACCGTCAATTGTCGGCATCGAGAAGGGTCACATCGAGATGGCCCTCGGCCCGTTCCTTGAGAAACGTGTGCGTGAACGGGGGTTGTATGAGATGTACATCAAAGACCTACGCACGGGTAGAAGAGACAAAGAAGCCCGCGCCCGCGCCATCCAAGGTCGTATGCAGCAGGGGATGGTATTCCTCCCCCGTGATGCTGTATTCACAGGCCCACTGGTGGCAGAACTATTGAGATTCCCTAACGGCGTCCATGACGATCAGGTCGACGCGCTCGCGTGGCTTGGATTGATGATGGCTGAATTCTCAACTTATCACGCGCCTACTGTTCACACTCCCTCTTGGAGGGACAAGCTCGCCCATATTGTTAAGGGTGGTCCTAAAAACAAATCGGCGATGAGTGCATAGCCATGAAGAAAGAAAAGCGATTGACCGCAGACAAAGAGCACATGATTGCGTCTGGCCAGTGGGACAGATATGTACGCGCTCGTGATAATGGCCACCTTGATTACATTGAAATGGCTAAGAAGTGCGACTCATATTACCGAGGTGATCAGTGGGCGGCTGAAGATATTGCAGCGCTCGATCAGGCCGGACGTCCTGCACTGACAATTAACACTATCCTGCCGACGGTTAACACGGTGCTGGGTGAGCAGAGCTCGCGACGGGCAGACGTGAAGTTTAAGCCGCGTAAAGGCGGCGATGGTGACATAGCGAACACGCTGACTAAGTTGTTCATGCAGATCTCAGACAACAACAAAATGGATTGGATCGAGCAGCAGGTGTTCAGTGACGGATTGATTCTTGACGGTCGTGGTTACTTCGACGTGCGCATAGATTTCAGTGACAGCACTGAAGGTGAAGTGCGGATAACGGCAAAAGACCCTCTGGATATACTGATAGACCCAGACGCGAAAGAGTATGACGCGCGCACTTGGAACGAGGTATTTGAAACGAAATGGATGACTCTTGACGAGATTGAAGAGGTCTACGGGAAAGACAAAGCCGACAAGCTGCAGTTCATCGCAGAAAACGGTAACAGTTTTGGCCGTGACTCGGTTGAGTATGAAGAGACTCGTTATGGTGACATAGACACTCGAGAAGATTTCTTAGGCGCACAGATTCCTGGAGAAGAAGAGTATCGAAACGTCAGAGCGCTGCGAGTAATTGAACGGCAGCACCGAAAGCTGACTAAATCAGACTTCTACGTCGACCCCACAACCGGTGACCAGAGGCGCGTGCCAGAAAACTGGAACGAGCGGAAAGTGAAAGCGTTCGCGAAAGAGCACGGGTTGGCTGTAATTACTAAGATGGTTAAGCAGGTACGTTGGACAGTGACCTGTGACAAGGTTGTGCTGCACGATGATTGGTCGCCTTACGACGACTTTACCTTAGTGCCATTCTTCGCTTACTTCCGTCGAGGTCGTCCGTTCGGCATGGTACGTAACCTGTTATCCCCGCAAGAACAGCTAAACAAGATCGCCTCGCAAGAGCTGCACATCGTTAACACCACTGCTAATAGCGGGTGGATGGTAGAGAGCGGCTCACTGGTAGGTATGACACCAGACGACCTCGAGGAGCACGGCGCTGAAACTGGTCTTGTGCTTGAGTTCGCCCGTGGCACCACGCCACCCCAAAAGATCCAGCCGAACACCATCCCTACTGGTCTGGATCGTATTGGTCAGAAAGCGGCGGCAAACATAAAAGCGATATCGGGTATTAACGACTCTATGTTGGGTACTGACTCAGCTGAAGTGTCAGGTATCGCGATACAAGCTAAGCAGAATCGCGGCGCGGTAATGATTCAGGTGCCGCTGGATAATCTGAACAAGACGCGTCAGCACTTGGCAGAGAAGATTCTGAATCTGATACAGCGGTTCTACACCGAGCAGCGAATAGTTCAGATTACAAATGAAGATGATCCTCTTAAGCCGCGTGAGCCGATGGTGATCAACGAAATGACTCCCGAAGGCCGGATCGTAAACGACCTTACTATCGGTGAGTACGATGTAGTTATTGCTACAGCCCCAGCCCGCGATAGCTTCGACGAGATTCAGTTCGCTGAGGCCCTGAGTTTGCGCAGCGCAGGTGTGATGATCCCAGACGACGCCATCGTAGAGTACAGCCACCTCGCGCGTAAGGGTGAACTGGCCAAACGGATTCGCACTGTTACAGGTGTCGAGCCGCCCAGTGAAGAACAAGCGCAGATGCAGCAGATCCATCACGAGATGGAGATGGAGCAGATTCAGCTCACTATCGAGAAGTTACGAGCAGAAGTGCAGAAGCTGCAGTCAGAAGCTGCGATCAACATGGCGAAAACTCAAGATGTGGCAGACGTTACGCCGCAGCTTAAGGTCATGGAGCTTGAGAGTCAGATGCGCATGAAGGAAATGGAGCTGAATCTGAGAAGAGAGCTTGCGGATCTAACTAATAACACTCGTCGAACTAACCAAGAAACTTCGGCGGCTACAAGAATTGCCACAACGGCGATGCAACAAACCAACAAATCTCTAACCCCCAAAGGATAAATTATGGCTGATAAGGATGAAAATTTAGAATTCGACAGGATGCCAGGATCGGATGCTATCGATCAGGTTGAAGATGTAGATGTGGATCTTAATTTTGGTCTCGGTGTAGATGAAGCTGAGCCAGAAGAAGATGATGAAACGTCCGGCATAGAAACTTTGGAGACTGAAGATGTACCAACTGCCCAAGAAGAAGTCGATGAAACCGAAGCCGAAACCGACGACGAGCCCGTCGCGCTCGACGAAACCGAAGAGCTCGAAGAGCTCGAAGAGGTACTAGAGGAACCAAAGGCCAAGAAAAAAGGTCAGATGGTGCCTAAATCTCGTCTTGACGAGGTGCTAACGAAACAGAAGGCGCTGCAAAAGCAGCTCGATGAGCTTAAGCAGGCCAATCAGCCCCCTCCGCCTGAGCTACCTTCGTATGACTTCGAGGCGAAAGAGCGCGAATATCAGGACTTTATCCTTGATGGTGAGCCTGACAAAGCGGCGAAGCTGCGTAGTGAGATTCGTAATGCGGAAAGGGAGGCTATGTCTCATGAATTGCGTCGAGAAGTCGAGCAGACCGTTACGAGAAACAACGAAGAAACAGCTCTCCAGCAGGCTGCAAACCTGTTGGAAACAGAATACCCCGTATTCGACCAAAATTCTGCCGACTATAACGAAGACTATACTCAAGAAGTAATTGAGTTACGCGATGCGTTTATGGTGCAGGGTTTGAGGGCGGTAGATGCGCTATCAAAGGCATCCAATTTTGTCATAAAAGCCCATGATATTGGTACTGAATCGGATGACTCTTCTGCGCTGACCGCTAAACAAGCACCAAAGAAGTCTGTAGATGAAGTGGCGAAGAAGAGGGCAGAGGTTGCTAAGAAGTTAGATGCAGCTAAGAAGCAGCCGCCGGAACTTCCTGGAGAAGGCAGCAGCAGCCACGGCGAAAAAGCACTCGATATCAGTTCGCTTTCTGAAGAAGAGTTTAATGCGCTGCCCGAGGCAACGCTGAGAAGGCTCAGAGGCGATATTTTTTAGAGGAAATGCTATGACAACCAGAGACCCCAGATTAGCTCGCGCAGGCGTGGCTGGTTTTAACAAACCCAAAAAGACTCCTTC